TTAGAGTTACTCCCAGCGACATCCGTCCCGTTCTTCCGAAACCAGATGTCTACGTCTTGAATGGCAACATTCCCATTTGCAAACTGAATAGAAAACTGGATGTTATAAACGCCACCAGTCCTTACTGTAATCTGCGAATTGCTGACAACAGAAACGCCAGCAGAGTAATCCGTCGTGTTGAACGTGATTGCATACGCCGCTGTTGTACTTGCAGCAGTCTGGTCCGTAGAGTCCTGGAACGCTCCGTAAGGAACAGGGTCAGCCATCGACGCAGCCGAAAACGGCACGAATACAATAAGACTGTCCTCACTGATTCTTGCGTCGTACAGCGTTGTGGTTGTGGCGTTACCCGTCGCAAGAGTCACCAACCCGGTAGAGTTGATCTTGCCGTCAAGAATACGGTTTACAACCTCGCTAATCTGTCGAGGATTGCCGCCTTGTGGTGGAAGTCTAAGAAACATTACCTACCACCCGTGGGGACGATAGTAACGTCCATCGCTACAGCAGCCGTCCAGTTACCACTAGGTACAACAGATAACCGATGAAACTTACCCCTAGAACGTAGAGACACCCTATTATCAGCATCAGCGCTAACAGCGGAGCCATAAGCGATATTCGCATCCAGACGCTTTCTCGATGCGACAGAAACCGTTGCAGAGCCGCTTTCAATTAGTGGCCTCGCTAGCGTTACGATTGATTCCAAACCCTCCGCAGACAGATCACCCGTCGTGATTGTCGCTGTGAGGTTTGACCCACCAAACGATACGATTTTCGTCGCATCCACCCCTCCCAACAACAATTTACCCCCAGACCAAATACGAGAGTCAAGGCTTGCAGGGACAGTATCAATCGACGGATATAACAGAGCAAGGCTCTCAAGATCAGTCGAGCTTGTGGCAATCGTCGAAATGTAATCAGCGGTGGTATCAGCGTGCGTCCAGCGATCAAGAATCCAGTTATAGATAATCAATTTTTTAGTGTTGAAAATGTCAGTAAAGCACCAAGTCACCGTTTTGTTGAGAGGATCGCAAGCCGCAGACATCTCAGCGAGCTTGGCAGGGTCCATCACACTGAAGAACCAACGGTCTACCTTCTCGTTACCGATTGCCTTGACCTGCTGACCATCGCACGAATAAAAACCATCGTCCGACAGAAAGAACGTCATCGCCCCGTACTGAATGACAGAGCGAGGCTCGTAACACCCTAGAGACCTCGTGAGCGTGTCAAACTGGAAGAACAACGGCGCACCGACATACGTCATGCGAACAACAGCACGCTCCATCAGCACAATGCCAAACTCGCCGCCGGTAATGCCTCGCACCTCACCACCGTCGGGGATGTCCTGAAAGTCTGCTTGACTGCCAGTCCCAGCAGTCCAGTCTGTAGAGTCATTGATGTCTGACCACTGAACTCTGTTGGCATAACTTGAAGTCTTGCCAGTGACTACAAAGTCACGAACGGTTGTCACAAACTGAGCGGTAGGAGCCGCCGCAGCAAGATCAGCAAAGTTCGACGATGTTCCAACCGTCCAGGCTTGCAACTTGTCGAGACCGTTAGCCCCGATCAACGTCTGACCAAACTGAGCAAACGTCCAGAATGTCGTGGTGGTGTACGCAGAAGCGGTCCGAGATACGTCCTGGAGGTACTTGTAAGCCGTTGCTGTGCCTCCAGAGGTATAAGTGCCGTATCCCGTTGAATTCACACCGTCAAGACTGAATGAGTTCGCATTGATAACCGTAATAGTGTAAGTATTGCCGTTTAGTTGAGTCATGCCGCCGACCCCGGTAATCGTGACGGTAATACCCGTCCGAAACCCGTGAGCAGTAGCGGTGATAACGCAAGGATTCGCCTGCGTCGCCCCGGTAATCGTTACCGCTTTACTAGGCCAATACCGAAATAATTTTGTAGCGCCAGCAGCAAATAATTGAGTATCCGACAACCATCTACCAACCTGACAGGTAAGCAGGTTCTCGCTGGCAGCGTTGGAAAAGTCTGTCACCGACGGCAGGGGTCCGTATCCGGTAGCAATCGGTTGGACGTTATTTGCCTCCGTCAGCGCTCCAGCTATCCCCGGTTGATCTGGTAACCACGGTCCGAATGTGATTCTCATTGCACTGTCCAGGTATTCGATGACGGGTTAACTGTCGTCCATACATCAGGAACTACAGCAGTCTCCGTCCAGTTATTCGATCCGATAGCGGATTCAGTCCAAACATTAGCACCCGTCGCAGCATCCACCCAGGCATTCGCATCAACGTCAGGGATCGACCAGACACCCAATAAACTAACAACACCAACCGCTGTCGTACCCTGTAGACCTGTAACATCTAAATAATTGTTGGATTCCAGCGTAATTGTACCGAGTGCCGTAGTTCCTTGCACCCCTGTGACGGGAACAACAACCAGGATGGTTACAGTACCCGTCTGCCCAGTCGCAGATACGCCTGTAAGCGGAATATTTGCGTCGGCAGTGATAACCACCGTCCCGGTTTGTCCGGTCGCTTGTACGCCCGTTAAATCAACGACAGCGCCAGCGGTAACGGTGACAGAGCCTAGAGCAGAGGTAGCAGATACACCTGTGACAGGAACAACGGCAGACGCTTGAGCGTTTACCGTCCCAAGCGCAGTCGTTCCCTGTACGCCAGTGACATCAAGATAGTTGTTTGATTCGAGGGTAACTGTGCCTAGCGCAGTGGTCCCAACTACCCCAGAAACAACAGCAACAGCACCGGCAGTGACCGTAACTGACCCAAGCAAACAAGTTGCTGATAGCCCGGTAATACTTATATTAGCATCGCCCGTGGCTACTACAATTCCAAGAGACGTTGTTGCTTGTAAACCAGTGGTCGTTATAACTGCATTTCCGCTCGCAGTTACATTTCCAACGACTCCATTAGATACGACACTAGAAAGCTCAACCGTTGCCGTTCCTGTAACAACAACAGAACCAACAGCAGAAGTTGCTGATAATCCAACAACAGGAACATCTGCACTTGCTGTTGCTACAACTGTTCCTAATTCAGTCGCACCGGATACGCCAGTAAGAATTACAAGAGTACCGATGAATACTGCTACTGATCCAACTTGACCAGTAGCAGATACGCCAGTCAGAACAAGATTTGAATTACCAGTAATTGAAACACTGCCAATTTGTCCAGTTGATTGAACCCCTGACAAAACAACATTAGACCCACCAGTAATAGAAACAACACCAACTTGTCCAACCGCTTGAAACCCTATCAATACAACATCAACACTGCCAGAAACAATTACATTGCCAACATTTATTGTTGCAAATACTCCAGACAGAGATACGTTTGAATCAGCAAGTACGCTTGGTGTCCCAATTTGTCCAGTGACAAATACTCCAATAAGATCGACGTTTGCCGCACCATAAACAGTAAGATCACCAACTTGTGCGGTCGCTACATTGCCTGTAAGTGCAACATTCGCATCAGCAGTGATTACAACGGTGCCAATCTGACCTGTAGCAAATACCCCGGTTAACGGGACATTAGCATCGCCGGTAATACTGACTGATCCAGTTTGACCAGTAGCCGAAACGCCAGTAACCGGAACATCGATGCCTGTAGCAACAGTAACGGAACCGACAAAACCTGTTGCCTGGACTCCAGTTAGAGAAACATTTGCATCGCCTGTAACGGTTTCAGAGCCTATCGCACCAGTTGCAGATACGCCTGTTACTAAAACCGTAACGCCACCACTAACTTCAAATCGCCAGCCTAACGATCCACTGTTAGTAGAGTTTGAGCCAGCGTACCAAGTCATAGCGGGTATGCTCGGACGTTAGAAATAATTAAATAATCAATATTGGCATCGCCAGAGGACATTATCAACGTCCCCGGATTTGCCGCAGATGTACCGGAAATCGTCAATACTTTGCCTACCGCTCCAGTCCCAGTGAATTGCGTTACCGTCTGAATTGAGACGCCCAGCGCAATAGTCGTTGCACCCGTAGCGCTGTAAGTGTTGGTAATATCTTTGAATGTGTTGTTGCCATTGATGGTCAGCGTACCTGCACCGCCTTGGTTAAGGGTGATGTTGGTGTAGGAAATGCCGCCGCCAGTAAATGATTTAGGACTTGCGTTGGTCAGACTAATAGTACCTGTGCCGGTAACGGTAAGATTAGTTGTTGAACTTATGACCCACGGAGTGCTTGACGCCGCCACTGTCCAAGTGCCAGAACCTATGGCAAGCGTCCTCGCAAGCGTACCACTTGTAGTTACTGCAACAAATGCATTACTCGCAGATACGGTTACGTTATATCCGGCAGCGTCAAAAGTACCCGCCAATAGTTCTGGATTGCTACTTAAGTTATTGCTTGTTACAAAAGCATCTAAAAGCGTCACTGAACCGCCAAGACTGTTCACAGTAGTTAATTGCGTAAAAGTTTTTCCTGCGCTAGTAATAGTCTGTGTTCCCCGACCTGCATAAGTAATCCTTCCAGAACCGCTTAACGTCGTTCCCGTCCCGTTAATCCAGTTGCCGTAGATTTGAGGCGTAATCGAACCCGTCGCCAGCGTCATTGTGTTGGTCGTCCGTAGATTCATGTCTATGGTGCCAATGTTGTAGCTGGCGTTTACCGTGGTCGTTGAGCCTGATGCTGGATATGTTGCCGCTGGGAAGATTGCGGTATCTTGGGCTAGAGGGAATTGCGTTGCATCAGCACTGCCACCAGACGTTGCAGACCATGAGCCTGTTCCGGTAGTGCCCCAGTTGGCAGACCCCGTGTTGCGGTAATAGACCGTCTTTGCACCGGGAAACGTAATCCCGCTATTGCCTTTGCAATCACCGAACCTAGTGCCTGAGATGGGAGCAGCACCACCGGCAATCGCAATATCTCTGAAGTCGTAATCCGATGCACCAGCAGTTAAAGTGGTGACGGTTAGTGTTCTTTGTGTACCGATAGTGTCTGATGCCAAGAACGTGCGATAGGCCGCAGCGGTGCCAGCATTCAGGGTCAGGGTAGTGATTGTTTGGTTGGCGCTGAATGTGACAGGCGTAATGCCAACACTTGTGCGACCAGCAAACGAGAGTGTGTTGAAGGTGTTTGCGCCTGTGATTGTGATATCGGTTGCGGCGGCGTTTGTGAAACTGACGTTGTTAAATGTCAATCCACCGCCATTAAATGCTGGATTTGTCGAAGCAGATGATATGGTTGATGTTGCTGCCGTAAATGTTAAATTGGTTGATGTTGTAAATGTAACATTAAAAGGGTTTATTGTGCTTCCATTTAAGGAAATTGATCGGATATTTGAATTATTGGACTGAAATAGGCCGCAAGATAATGTGTAATTGCTGCCAGATGTGCTAAATGTTCCATGTGTAATCGTAAACGTAGATGATCCAACATCTGTATTGCGTGCTAATGTCCATGTAGACCCAACACCAATAACTGTACACGCTGAAGCTAAAACCAGTCCATTAGTATCAAACGTATAACTGCTATTCCCAGCCCATTGCATCGCACCCGTGTATGTCCGTGTAATGCCCGTCGCAGCAAAACTTACGTTACCGTGGAAGGCAATCCCCACCGAACCAGCAAAGGTGACGTTACCTGATAACGGGCCAGCCATTGTGAATGACGCACACCGAGCAATCGTTACACCCGCATCAATCGTGGCTGTATAAGCTGTGGCATTGGATGCTGAATTAAAAACTACTGCATCAAGCGATGTTGGAATGGCGACTGGGGCCACCACTCCAGAGGTAAGTGACCATCGGTTTGTATCAGACCAATTACCTGAACCACCTACCCAATACAGAGTGCGAGCGGCAGGGGTGGCGGTGAAAATAATTGCTCCCGTGTTGCCAGCGGTATTTGTGCTATTTGCGCCGACGTAAAATTCGCCGAGGCTAGTGGTAGACACAGCACAATAACTAATAGATAAATAATCAATACCAGAATTGGCAGGGCCAGCAATTGAAAGTGTATAAGTTGTCGCTGCCGTTGATGGAGCAAGCGTAACCACGTTTCCAGAAGTTCCAGTAACAGACCATTTCCCGATTGTTGTAGTTGCGTTGGATGGAAAGTTGATTGTATGCGCTACCGTCTTGGTCGAAGCAATCTCACCAAACGTATTTGAATTAGTAATCGTCAGCGTTGACGTTCCTGTCGTGCCGCCGATAGTCAGTTTATTGTAGTAAAGACCGCCGCCAACAAAGGTTCGAGAAGATGCTGAGGTAGAAGAAAGAACAATCGTTGACGTACTCGCTACGTTGGTTCCAGCGCCAGTCCACACCGTACTTGTACCAGATAGTGTCCAAGTCCCAGTGCCCATTTTAGTGGTGGAACCTGAAGCCGATGAAAACAACCCCGTCGTCACATTATAAGTAACAGCATCAAATGTTCCTGCGGTTAGAGTCAAGGTTCTTGCAGAATTTAAAGACAGCGCATCGGCAAGCTGTACCGTTCCTGAAGGATGATTGATCCTTACAGGACAGCCAAACTGAACCCCGTTGCTGGTGATGGTTTGCGTCCCGGGTTTGATAAAGTTGATTATTCCTATGGTGATGGACGATGTAACCCCTGTACCAAACTTCCAATCACCGTAAACCACCGGGTTGTTTGTACTTGTTGTCAATGTCATAGCACTTGTTCGTGCTGACGCATCAAACGTACCAATGTTCCAATCGGTATTGATAGTAATCGTTCCGGTTACGCTACTTGCTGCCTCATTAAACACCGCCGTATCTTGGGCCAGCGGAAATTGATTGATGTCCGGTGTACCACCAGAAGTCGGACACCATGCCGTTGCCGACCAGTTTTGCGCTCCTGACAGATTCCAGTAAACGGTCTTAGCGGCAGGAAATGTAATACCAGAGTTACCACCGCAATCACCTGCCCGTGTAGGTGATGCACCCGATGCCGTACCAGCAAGGTTTATGTCACGGAAATCGCAATCTGTTGCAGAAATACTATTGACGGTCAGTGTGCGCTGAGTGCCAATAGTGCCAGAACGCAAAAAGATGCGCCGTACCGCAGATGCGCCAGCACAGGTCAGTGTGCCGTTGATGGTTTGGTCGGCAGAAAATGTGCATTGCATTAGTCCTGCTGATGCTGGGGCAGTGAAGGTAAAGTTATTAAATGTATTAGCCCCAGTAACAGCATGAGCAACTGCCGTGGTTCCTGTATAAGAAACATTATAAAAAGTCATACTGCCGCCAGCAAAAGTAGCAGCAGACGTTGATGTCATATTTATCTGTGATGTATTTGCATTTAACGTCAGATTTATTGATGCAGTGAAAGTTACTGGCGTCGCTCCACTTAATGTCAACGTGCTAGACCCAAGCGTAATAGTCCTGACATTGGAATTGTTAGACGATAAAGAACCAGTGGTAACATCATAATTTTTAGTATCAAACGTCCCGTTTGTAATTGTAAGTGTTTGTGCACCAATATTCAGCGCCCCATTTGCCGCTGATGATCCAGACAATTGAACTGTGCCACCGTAAGTGTCTACGGTAATGGGGCAAGAAAACGTCTTACCTGCGCTATCAATAGTTTGTGTACCGCCACCAGAAAATGTCAGTGTCGCTGTGCCAGTAAACGCCGTCCCCGATCCGTTTGTCCAGTTGCCGTAAACCGTTGTGGCGTTAGACGTTCCTAGCGTCATTGCGCTAGTGCGCCCTGACATATCTACATTAGGGCAATACGCTATTGCTGTATCAAGCGTGATCGTACCTGTTACTGAACCAGCATTGGTAAACGTAGCTGTGTCTTGTGGGAGAGGAAAAAAGTCTGTGTTTGGCGTTCCGGTGGATGTATCCGACCATCCGTTAGCAGACCAGTTTTGTGCGCCTGCCAAGTTCCAATACACCGTCTTAGGCGTACTGAACGTGATACCTCGACACTCGCCTCTGTTGCCAATGCGTGTCCCGGTAATAGGAGCGGAAGTGCCACGCACATAGATTCCACGGAAATCGCAGTCCGTAATACTTACAGTTCCATTAACAACAAAATCTATTGAAATACCGTAAGTCGTACTTCTGAACCAAATCCTATTATTTCCAGCCGTACCAGTAGTCGTTAGATTGCCGGTCGTAAGCGTGGCAGTTAACTCAATTTGCAGTAACCCAGCACCAGAACTTGGAGTTATAGTGATTGAATTAACGGTCTGAGCGGTGTCTACCGTAGCGGTAAATTTGCCACCAGAATTGGCATCGAAAATAACATCATCAACGGACGTAGGAACAGACGCCCCTGATGCACCACCAGATGACGTTGACCACTTTGTCGTGCTAGACCAATTCCCAGCACCACCAACCCAATAGCGAGCTGCCACGGCTATTCCTCAACTGGAGTCTCAACAGGAGGCGCAGTAACAATAACTATCCAATTATCCCGACGTTGCTCCTTCATCGCCTGAATCTCAGCCTCGGTATAGGTGTGGTCATCAGGCAAATGAAGGGCATCGGCAAACTTACCGTGAGGTGTTTCAAACTCAAAGTCGATCTTAATCATAATTACGCAATACGGATGATGGCGTTGGAAGCATCAGCAGCAGGGAACTGAACGACAAAGTTACCGTTCGTCGAGGTCTTATCACTGCCAAAATCCAGCACAGCAATCGCCTTATTCGACTTACTGCTGTTGTAAATCAACGCACCCCTAGCCGTAAACGATGCACTTGACCAGGTGGAGTCGGAGAAGTCTACAAACGCAGTCGTGCCGCTGGACGAGATTGCAGCCCCGGCAAGCGTGTTTCCACCAGTGGTGTACCCGTTACCGTTGGCGACCTCGTTCGTGCTGCTGTAAGCCGTTGTAGAGGCATCCAGACTGGCAGAAGAAGTGAATAGAGCAATCTTGATAACGTCGGTGTCAAGATCGTGCGTGCCACCAAGAAGTTCGGTTTTGAAACTGGTGCACATTGCTTGTGTAATAGCCATTTTTACCTCGCTGCGAGAGTCATTTTAAGTGGAGAAGCGGAGAATTCACCCTGCTCATCAGCAGTGTCAAGAGCAGTAATCGCACGCTGATACAGAGCATTCCAGGTTTGCAATCGAGCATCGTTCATCAGATACGGCTCGGCCTCGCCTAACGCTCCGTACAGCAACGCATCGGGAGCATTGACCAGAAATACGTTAGAACTCACAGCATCCGATAGAAATGTCGGCGCTGCGTAGTAAAGCATCTGTATTGTGTATGTCGTGTCAGGGATCGGGGCAAACTGGAACTCACCCGACAAAATCGTGTAGTTCACCGGCTTACCGGATTCCGTCGTCCTGGCGTTGCGAGTAAATGACGATGGAGTCAGATACGACACAACGATGCTGGGATCGCTGACAAAGAAGATGTCTCGGAGTTCTAGAAAGTCAGACGGTAGTCCAACTGTTGAATCGCCTCCGGTTGTGGTCGTCGTGGCGACTTTTAGCATCTGACGGATTCGTAAATCTCGTCGGAGCCTTATCTCTGCAAGTTGAATAAAGTCGGGGATTTGTGACGTTAGGTCACTTCTTGCGAGATAGTTTGCGACGCTTGTTTTCAGGTCGCTGTAGGTGGCTAGGGCCATGTTTCACATCATCCCATCCGTAGGTTTTAACTCCAATGTGCCCTATGTGCATACTCAAATCATGGTCCACATAGACAGGGATATCGTTCTCCATGCACTTAACGCAAAAAGCGACATCCTCGCCGATAACATTTCCGTGGTCAGTCCAGATAATATCGAACCACGGACGGGGAACCTTTGCAAATACGTCTTTGCTGATAAGTGTAACCGCAAACCCTACCGCTGTCACCTGCTCAATACCTGATTTGCCCCTAGATTCGACCTTTGACCAGACCTGATAAGGCTCGCCTTCAGCCTTCCCTGCCAGCATCTCCCGCTTGATCTCAAGGTTCAGCGCTGTCGGGAGAATCGGCTCCCGTCTGGTCGTGGCATTCGTCCCGATAACCTGCGCTTGTCTAGCCTGTAAGACCTCCAGAGCATTAGCTGGGAACCGCTGATCGCTGTCAATCCACAATAATTGATCCGCACCCCATTCCAGAGCTTCAGAAGCCAGTTTCTCCCGCTGAGTAAATATCAGCGTCCCCGGCATTTGAAGCAACTCGATCTGATTTACCCCTCTGCCTGCTTCGTACTGGCATAACCTAGCCAGATCGAAACAAAAACCGGACATAACCTCGTCTCTACACGGTACGCAGATGGCAACTTTCAAATTTTCCCCGGATGTGTGCGAAAGAATCGATTGTCAGGATGGTTCAGAAACGCTCGAAACCTAGTCTGGTCACGCACGACAAACCCTTGCATGACACCCTTACGGTTCAGATCATCAATAACTGTCAGAGGCAGGCGAGCAACGTGAGTGATAACGTCGTCAAACTTACCATCAGAATCGTTGAATTGCCGCTTGTTGGCTTCGATGATGTGCGAGACATCCTGTCGAGTCTCAAGCACTACCCCGTCGTCTGTCTCATGGGCTAGGGTGTATCGCCCGTCGTGTTCACTGAATAGTTTTGGCATCGTTGGTCGGGGAGAGGTTACCCCCTCCCCTTCCCCACTTCGCTATTAGAGAGCAGGATTCAGGTCAGCAACAATACCCGAAGCCGCCTCGTTGCGAACTTCCAGCGTGAACTCAGCGAGCATCTGAGTGTTCTCAGAGTCGCCGGTCTTGGCAAGATCATTCGTCACGAACGGACGGAGGTAAGCAACAGCCATGTACTCGGGGTCGATCAGCAGAGCGTCACGAGTCCGAATAAAGCGGTCAGGAACAATCGACAACTGACCGAAGTCGCCCATGTAAACGTCCGCAGCGCCGATAATGGTCGTCGGCTGATCGCCAGGAGCCATGTAACGCTGTGCAGCGATACCAGCGAACGCACTGACTTTCTGCTTCAGACCGGAACCAACCACAAGCATCTGAGGATTGCCGCCAGCGTCATAGCAGAGCTTGATGACATCTTTCAGCAGGGTCTCAGTAAACGTGCGGGTAGCACCATCCGAACGGGTCGAAACACCAATCGTCGTGGGATCAGTGCCGCTCGTGCCCTTGCTCGTATTGGTTTTGAGCCAGGACAGAATCGCACCGAGTTTACGAGCAGACGAAGAAGAACCAGCATCCCGGCCTTGGTTGGCAGAGATAATGGTCTCCATGTCCCTCTTTAGCTCAGCGGCCGCCTTCGAAAGTTGATAGGCTTTCTCACTGCGCCTGCCTGCTTTATTAACAACTTCCAGTGTACCGGAAACCTGAACGGTCTTTTGTACGATCTGGCAGTAGTTACCGAGACGAGTAGTCGGGCTAATAGTCGCTGACGTTGCGTCGGCACCTTCAATTGCGGCATTCGCTGACGTAGCGGCTGCAAGCGAATCCGACTGCCACTCGTGGAACACAGCGGTAGCCTTCGTGCGAGCAAGCGTAGACAGCAGGGGAGTTTCGGTCGGGCTGATGTCGTAAATAACGTCAATCAAGTCCTCACGCTGACCGATAGCGGTATGTGCGGTAAAGGTAGGCATGACAATTCCTTAAGAAATAAATCGTTCAAAGATATTTGCCGCATCCCTGGTTCGTCCAGTTTTGCGGAGCTTGTTTCGTTCAGCCTTCAGCGATTCACTCTCGGGATTAACAACCTTTGCAGTGCCAGGCTTGAGCATCTTGGGAGCCTCAGAGACTTTCTTAGTCACCTCGGGTTTCCCAGCTACAAGCTTGTCGTACTGCGCCGCTTTCCAGAGAGTTAATACCGCTCGACTGTCATAGACCTGAGACAATTCCTGATCGGAGAATCCGAGACCCTTTGCATAGGTCCGAATATCACGGCGAACGTCCTCGCCTTTTTCGGTCTCCCACTCGGGGATATGTTGCGCTAGCTTCTTCGCTTCTTCAGCAAGGTACGACTGCAATTGCTGCTGGGCATCCGCTTGTTGCTGTTGTGCAAGGCGTTGCCGTTCAGCGGTTACTGCCGCTAATTGCTTTTCACGTTGAGTGGCTTCTGCAACTTTGACCGCATATCCAATCGGATCGGTCTCTTTAAGATGTTCAAAATCCTCCGTCTTGTTCTGCTCGGCAAGAACCTTTGAAATCAGTTCTAACCGTTGAGCATACTGGTCACGAAGGGCTTTAGCTTGCTCTACCGCAGATTTCTCAGCCTCGATCACCTTTCTCTGCTCGGCAAGCGCTTGGGTTTTCGATGTGTAATCAGTGCCTAATTGATAACCTTTAATCAGGTCGTCTAACGTAACCTCACGTTCCTCACCAGCAGCTTTCACCCGGTAGCGTGGGGTTTCTTCGACCTCCTGCTCGGTTTCAACAACCTCCGATTCCTGCTGTGGTTCTTGAGGAGTCGGTTCTTCACCTTCCTCGCCTCCCATCAAACCGAGAATCGCATTGGCTGCACCATTTACATCTAGCGGTCCACTTCCGTTTGGAGTCGTGTCCATTTGCACCCTTTATAAAATCTTCCAGCGTTTCCGCTCAATCTCTTTCGTGTCGGCAATCGACTGAAAGTGAGTTTTGATAACGGCTATCGCTTTCATCATTCTATAGGCATTCTCTCTTATGTCAAGATCGTGCTCTAATGAGTTCTTAATACTGTCTAGATAACCGGCTTCCAGTTTATCCAGTTCCTCGGTTAATTCAGCCAGCAGTAACTTAGCTCTTTCTGGGGTCATCCGGGAATCTCAACATTCTTGGAAATGCCAGCACCGATCTTCGCCGCCTTTAATTGAGCCTCAACCTGAAATTCCTGCTGTTTCAGTTGTAACTCGGCAGCGGCTTTTTCTCTTGCCAGTTGAATATCGGCTTGCGCTTTCATGCGCTGAGTTTCAATCG